TAATGTATAGGATGCGTAAAGAATGAATCCATATGACCAGCAGCAAAACGCATTGATTCTTCTAAAAATACTCTAGTAAAAAATGCATATCTTAAAAGAACAGCTGGTTTAAATAAATTACGATTGTAATAATCTAAAGTCATTGTTATTGCATCTTTACCCATTTTGTCTATAGGCAGCCCTTTTATTTGTCCAGTATCAAAATCAATAAATGGATTATCGTATTCTTTACTAAATCCAAATTTGTATTTTGTAATATAATCTTTTGCATCTTTTAATGGAATAGTAAATGTTTGTAACATTGAATCCATATTGTCATAATATGTAAATAAAGGTGACATAGCACGTTTCATTAAGTTGTAATCTGTAAGTTGTACAGCATTATCAGCCATTTCGGATAACAAATGTGCAGAAGGTATAATCATTTCTCTGTCTGTACCATCCCAATTTTTATAAATTACTTTTTCTAATCCTTCTGGCATATTTCCAGCAAATGGCATATCATCACCAAATTCATTAATAAACATAATAAATCTGTCTTCTTCAGCTTTACTATAGTTTTCTAATGCTTCTGCTAATATTTCATGCTGTCCACCTTTATCTTTAACATGTTGTATGTCACGTACTCTTTGTTCATATGCAAACTTTCTAACAACCCTATGGTCAGAGTATTTCATAGTAGAAAATTCTTTTAATATTGCACCAGCTGTGGCTTCGTCATAACCTGTAGCTTGTAAATGTGCAAACAATTGGTCATATGCTTGTGAAAAGTTCCTTAATGGTAATCCCATTTCTGGTATAAGACCCATCATTCTTTGTTGCGATGGTGTAGCACCAGCATTAAAAGTAGAGTTAAAACCTAATAATTTTTCATATTGTTTGTCTGTTACTCTAGCAAACTCTTCTACATTAGATTTTGCATTTAAAAGACTTTCTACAACAGATTCTTTTTTAGGTAACCATCTACTTGCAGCTAATGTACCATCTACAATTTTATCATTACCTGTTAATGGTTTTAATACTGACAAATACTTTTTGTTACGTTTTTTAAATGGTTGTGTAGCAATATTTAAACCTTCACCTAAATAACTTCTAGCACTTCTAAATGCTGCTTGTTCGTTACCTATTGCTGATAATCCACGTCCTGCTAATTGTTTAACTATATTTTCTGATGCTTGTAAATTTTTACCTTTTCTAGCTGTATCAATTAATAATTTGTTTAATGCAAATGATGCAACCTTTGGCATTTCATCTATTTGGCTAAATGTACCACTAGTATATTTACCAATTTGTACACCTTCATCTAATAACTTTCCAAAGTATTCTTGTATCTTTGCAGGATTAGATTCATCAGCTATACGTTGTATTAATCTACCATCAATGTTTCTAAAGAAAGGATTAGCTTTTATAACATATGCATTACTTTCATCAGCAAGAGATGTAAACAATTGTTGCATAAATGGTGTTTCTAAAAACTCATCTTTAGTTTGTCTAAAGAATTTAGGTACTCTTTCACCAAAAAATCCATATTGTTTAATTTGTCGTTCAGTAGCTTTAAATACTCTGCTACCTTTGTTATTAATACTACGTAGTTTGTTTTGATGATTCATTAATGCTTTAGCAACACCTTCACCATCTAATCCGTCTATATCTTTAGCTATTTGTCTATATGCTTCTTCACGTAATCCAGCTTCACTAAGTTTAAATCTTTTACCAGAATCTAATATTTCACCTGTTTCTTGGTCTAATAGTTTATTTACACGTCTTAAATTCTTAAATTGGTTTTGTACTTGTCTTACACCTTTGTCAGCAAATAACTCAGGTATAAGTTTATAAGTTAAGTCAATACCACCTGAGAGCTTGTTAAAGGCTTCTGTACCAGGTGCAGTAACAAATGCTGCTTGATACCTACCAGGAGAATAAGGAATTAATTGTTCATAACCTTCTTTAGAACGTAATACATCTTCTGATGTATAATTAAATGTTTTATTTCTTCTACCAGCATAAAAGTTAATTTTATTTGGTTTTTCTAAACTTAAATAGTTTATTTCACCAGGTTGGTCTATAGGTGCAATTGGTTCTCCAATATACTTATGTATAAGTTCTTTTGCTTGTTCTGGTGTATATCCATAAATATTTGTTAAATCATTGTATTGAGGCATTTTTTCTGCATCAATTGTAGAAAATATCATCCATCTATCTCTGTCATAATTTATTGGTTCTCCTGCAGCAGCTTTTTTTCTCATAGCTTGATATACAGTTTCACCAGCCATATCTTGTGCTTCTTTAAATATATCGACCATTTTGTCGATTTGTTCTCTCCAACCTAAATCTTTACCTAAATTAGCTACTTGTGTTTTACTTATGTCTATACGTGGTACATTTTGTGCAATAGTTGGGTCAACACCATCTCGCAACATTTTGTCATATGCAAACAAACTTTGTGTATATTGCCATACACGACCAGCCATAGGGCTATCAGGGTTAGGAACTGATACAGTACCACCTTTACCATCTTCAATATCCATTTTAAAACCATCTTTATAAAATCCTGTATTAGGTAATGGACTGTATTTTGAAAATGTTTCGAACACATGTTCCATTGCAGATGCAATCCAAACACCATACTGCGTATCACCTTTAGCCCAGTTTTTAGCTGTAAAACGCATATCATCAACATATTCTTCTGATGAATACTTTTCATTCATAAACTCCCAGATTTCAGCTTCTTTTTTAGAATACTGTTCATATAGCTGTGAATTGATTTCGTTTAATCTATCAGAGTTAGGGTCTTCACCTAACATAGCCGCACCTTTAACAACTGATTTAGGTAAGAAAGGGTTGTTTTCTGTTATAGCAATAACACTTTCAGCTAACTGTGGATTAGCTTCGGCTTGTTGTTTATATGTTCTGTATAATCTGTTCTGTCTATCTTTTATAGACAAAAAGTCTTTTTCGAAAAAATAATCTGCAAATATCATTCATTACCTGAATTAAGTAATTCTGCTATAGCTGGATGTGGATTTACAGAATATAATGCAGCTAAGAATATATTCGTATCACTATTTCCTTCTATAGGAAAACTACCATCTCCTACAGGTACGCCTTCTGTTACTGGTTCACTTGGTCTATCTGTTGGACCAAATACATTAGGTCTTTGTGCTGGCATACCTGTTTGACTAGGTACTGATAATCCTTGTGTATTAGGTAATGGTGCAGCTTGTTGTTGTCTAACTAACTGTTGACCTTCACCATATTCTTGTCCTGGTATTCTTCTTATAGGTTGTTTTTTACTTCCAGGTCCACCATCTGTACGTTGACCACCTTGTGGAGTAGCTACAGCAGCTGGTTTACTTGGCTGTCTATATCCACCTCTATTAGAACGTTTTTTAGCCATAAAACTCCTTTGTAATTAATATTATTATACCTGGCATAGGTGTAATGATTTGACTAACGTTTTCAGATAATATATCTAATTCGTCATCCACACCATATTCTTGATACACCATATCCCAAAATTTAGTTTCGTATTCTTCATTCATGTTACATTCCAAATGCTTGTGCTAATGAAGGAGGACCACCTGCCATTTGTTGTTGCATCATTTGTTGCTGTATCATGGCTTCTTCCTCTGGTGACATCTGTGGGTCTTGTGGAGTATAGAATTGTTTCATAATATCTGTTATAGCAGTTGGATATTCATAAATAGCAATAGCAGCCATTGTAGCTGCAGGGTCACCTTGTGCAGACCTAGCTAGTATAGAATCAAATAATACTTGTTCAGCTTTATTTTTACGTATACGTTCTTGTACTTTAGCTATGTTTTCTAAACCATCAATGTTGTCCTGTAGTGTTTCTACGTCTATAACACCTGCTTGTAACAATTGCAACCCAGTTACAATCTTTTGTGGTTCATCAAAACCAGCCATGACACCATAGATACGTCTAGTTTTAAAATCTCCACCAATATCTTGTAATGGTGTGTAGTTTTCAGAAAATGCAGAACCATTTAAGAAACCAGCCATAGGTTTTTTACTTACATCTTGTGTGTATGACAATATAACATCTAGTTCTAATCTTTTAGCATCCATTTGTACTAATGCATTTTTAACAATATCTCTATATTCAGAAATCATAAGTGACATTGTGCTGTTTAATTCTGATAGACCAGCGCCAGTTACAAATGAGTTAGGACTTTGGGAGTCATCGGTGACAGGGTAACCACCTACCATTCTTAGCTGACGCTCTAATCTATCAACTTGTTGAAATAATTGATAAGGAATATTATTCATTGGTTTAGAAACTTGTGTACCAGGAGCTAGATAATTTACCGCAAATCTGCCTTTTCTGTATTGTCCGGATTCTATCTCTCCTGATATGTTAGTTTCTGTAAACACAGAATCTTCCATAGCTATTGCTGACATAATGTTTATCTTTGCCATCATTGCCATCAAACCTATTACGTGGTCGTATTGTCCTTTAAGCTGGTCAAAAGATGTACGCTTCATAAACACAAAAGGTGGTGTAGATAGAACGTTAGGTATAAAATCTAAAATCATGTTACGTTCTGGGAATACTACGTAAGTACCACCCATATCGTAATACTCAATAATTCTTACACCTGAGTAAGTATTGTCTTCCCAGTTTTGTTCTCTGTTATTTTCATATGACATAAAAGGTGCAGCTAAATCACCATTAAGCTCATCACCCTCATCATCGTCTTGTTTTAATATTTGTTCTGCAAACTCTGGATATATCTGTGCAAGTTTGTATCTAGGTATACGTCTTACAACAGCCATTTCTCTAGGTTGTTGGTCAGGACCAAAGTTACCTGGGAATGTATCATAAGGGTCACGTAACTCTGCACTAGGATATATAAATCCATTGCTATCACGTTTTGTAGATATTACCCAAGCACAGTAACCATAGCCAGGTAACCATCTAGCAGCTTGTTGTAATTGACTTAATAAATTTTGTTTTTCATCATAGCTAGTAACAATACGTTCTAATTTTTCTGCACGTATTTTACTTCTATTAGAATCATTGTCGTTAGGTACATCTACTCTAACTTGAGGTATTCCTGATATTTTTTGTGCAAGTCGGTCAATACCTGATTGCAACATGTTAGGTGCAGGTAATAAATCAGCATCAGAGGTTTCCATTGTATTACCTAGTAATGCTTTAATGCCATCTGCACCACCATTAAGAATAGCTTTTATTCTAGCTTTCTGTACTTGTCTTTCTTGAACTAACTTACCTGATGTAAGTTCTGCAGCATTTTGAACAATCTCTTTATAAGATTTAATATCTAAATTTTCTATGCCCATGGTGCTTCGTTCATATCTGTCATCTTGTAATCTCCA